TCTATGCATACCAGCTGTTCCTTGCCTTCCTGTTAGTTGCAGGAACAGGTTGCCTTCCCGTGGCCTTGCTGGATTAATAAATTGTATTTCTATATCTACATCAACACCTGAACCAGCATCTGCTAAAACAAAGTCCTGAATATTATGACTGGAGAGTCCTCTTATGCTGGCAATTTCAAAAGAATTACTAAATGCTCTCCATGCAAAATCATCTGTGTAATCAATGCTTGTTGGAATAGCTTTAGTTACTGTCCTTGGCGACGGAGGAGATGAACTGTTACCTGTAAATGTTCCACTGTTTACAGTTGCTTTAATTCTACAAAAACCACTTCCAAAACCCTCACCCGGCTGAATTTGAGCCCGAAGATTTGCTTTTTCTGAGTCACTTATACCCCAATCAGAATAGCTACATGGAAAGTCTCCTGCACCAGTGCCACCATGTAGTGTAATAGTTCCTGCTGATGTATATTTTCTAGTTGCTGTTTTAATTAATTGTTCATTGAGAGTTGCTGGTGTTGAAAAACTTGAATCTGTAAACAATAAAAAACTAAAAGTTGTTCCAGGGACAGCTTTTAAATGAAAGGTTGGGGTTATTGAATTTACTGTTCCTGTCTGTGCTGTATTATGAAAGGTTTGTTTTAATTTAATTGTGTCACCTTCCACTAGTCCTACACCACCCGCAGTTAATTCAGTTCTTAATACTGTTCCAGCACCTGCACTGGTATCTCTTCTTATTATTCTATCACCTGTGCCAAAGGTTCTAATATCATATTTTGTATTATCCATTCTACCAAGTGTAAACTCACTCATTCTAGTTAAACCATTTGTTGTGCTAGGTGCGGCTACATTTGACAAATGTATTTCTGTGCTGTTTATAACTTGTGCAAATATTTTATCACCTGTTCCGCCGTCGTAATTCGTCCATTCTGATGTAGTATTACCAGTTAAAATTTTTAGTTCATCACCTGTAGTAAGACCGTGTGGTTTTTTAAATTCTACTCTTAATTTAGGAATAATTGAATCATTACCAGAATCTGATCCAGATGTAGATGTTATTGTTTCTAGATCAACTGTAATATCCTTTATTCCAGATTTTGACTGCATTAAAAATTCAATAAGAGGTTGCTCCCAGAACTTATATATTGTGTGGTTACCTGAATCTTCTTTAAGTTCTGTTGCATTGTGAAACCTACCAATAAAGTTCATAGTGTTTGCTACACTACCTTTAGCAGTTGAATTTAAATGTGTTTTATATGTTCCGTCTATTAGATCTTTTATTCTTTTCTGAAACCCTTCAGTGTCATCGCCAATAAAATTTGGATCAATAAATTGTGTGCTTGACTCATTTGGATATTTAAAAATGTCTTTCATTATACGATACCTACCTTCCCATGTCTATTGAATGCTTTCTGAATAATGTCCTGTATCTGTCCTTTGTTATCCAGAAGGAATTGTGTTCCTGTTTGTGTATCAATAGCATTTATGTTTATGCTTACAGAACCTCCTGTTGCCATATCTGACATGGGTGTTATTTGTGCTGGACCAGTAATTATTTCAGGTCCGTTTTCTCCTACAATACCAAATTTTCTAGCACCCAAGTTACCACCGTCTGCGAAGAAGCCACCAAAGAAACTACTAGCAATACTACCAATCATACTACCGATACCGCCACCGCTACCGCCACCGCCGCCGAATAGACCGCTGAATGCACCGCCAATACCGTTACCGCCACGAATACTTTCTGTAATTAAATTTGTAATAGTTTTCTTAAAGAAGCCTTCAAAGTCTGATAGGCTTAATTTACCATCTGATAGTGCAGATTCCAGTGTGTTTGCAAAATCGTTCTGTATTGAATCGCCCATTTTGCCCATTTCAGTTGTTACTGTGGCTGTCATTTCAATAGTTGTTGTCTTAACACCCTGGTTCATTCTATCGAATTCACTTAGGACACCATCAACCATATCAGGAACAATTGAACCACCAAAAACTTTATCATACATGCTGTTAAAACCATCAACAACACCATCTTTCAATTCGCCAGCTTTATTTACGACACCGTCCTTCATGTCAGTGAATACACCAACAGTTCCGTCTTTTAGTTCTTTTGCTTTATCACCTATAGCACCCAGTGTATCCACAACCTTTGTAAATGCACCTACTATGGCATCAACGATGCCCTGTAACCCTTCAAATCCAGCTTTTAGTGCAGGTATTGCACTATCTACTAGTGGACTAATAGCTTCTGCTATAAACCCTAATACTTCGAATACTTTTTGTAATACAGGAAATACAACCTGTGTGAGAACTGTGCCTATTAGACCAAATACAGGTTCAAGTGCACCAAATGCCGCTGATACTTTATCAACGATTGCAGGCATATTTGCCAATAGCTCTTGTGCAAATTTTGTTAGGTGTGGTAAGAGAGGTGTTATGGCATCAGTTAATAATTTTTCTAGAGCCATACCTAATCTGCCTAAGGTATCATTGAATACTTCTGCATTTTCAGCCGCACCTAATGGAACGATATTAGCTGATCCTTCTACATCTGCCAGTGTTGCTTCTAATGCTTCTGCTGATGTATTTAAACTTGCAAATTGTTGTTGAATAAGTGGTCCAGCTCTACCACCAACTACTTTAGCAAATTCTTCTGTTGTAATTTTACCCGCATTAAGGGCATTCATCATTTCTTTTAATAGTTCTGGACCTGACTTTAGATTACCATTCATATCCAATATACTGTCACCCAGTTTATCAGTTACTGCCGCAAAACTTTTTTGTCCTTCAGTTCCTGCTTTTAATCTTGAAGTAGTCTGAAGCATGGCTCTTTCAAATGTAGCCGCATCAATACCAGCTTCGCTCATAGCTGTTTGTAGAACTTGAAAACCTTTGAAGGCTTCGTTACTAGCTGTCGCACCTGCCATTCTAGCAGATTTAGCTAGGTTATCGAAGTCATCAATAGCACCTTTGATCTTTGCACCAATACCGAAAGCCGCCAGTGCCGCACCTGCCGCACCTAAAGCCGCTTTAAACTTGCCTGCACCTGCAGTCATGCCAGCTAGTCCTGTATTAATATTACTAAACTGCGCCTTAGTATTGTCTTTTGCGTTAATATTGATAGTATAATCAGCCATTACCTTTTCCTTTTTGCCTGTTGGGCTTGGTATTTGTAGTATTTAGCCCAGCCCTGAAGTTCCAAGACCGACATATTATTCATTACCCATTCAACTGTCTGACCTACGGTTTCAGCTACTTTATATAAAAATAGTAAATCGTGGTCAGTTCCTAGTTTCCCAGGCTTTTTTCTCCAGACTTGTCAAATGTATTGATGTATGTGCATACTCTTACAATAACATCTGGATCTACTTGATGCATAAGTTCTGTTGCATCATTTATACCAAACATTCGCTTACCATCCTTGTCTAATGCTCTTGCAATAAGAGTTTCAACAAGTGCTTCTGCAAGTTTACCCTCCTGGTGTAGTTTAATTACTCTTTGTTGAGTAGCAAAATTTACACTGGGTTTGAAATAAACAGTTGTGTTCCATTCTGGAACTTTGATCTTTTCTAAACCATTTGCTAATGATTCTTTAAAATGTTCTTTTGCGTTATCTAAAACACTAGTCGTTGTTTTTGTTGTCATTATCTTTTCCTTGTTTTAAGTTTTGTTTTCTTTAGTGCAGGTTCAACCACTCCTTGTGGTGCTTGATTGCTCCAGAAGCCTCGAGGTGATTTGCCGTCCAGGACGCCTATATAACTAGCATCATTTTTAGCAATAGGGATTTTTCCTCCTGAGCCTATACCTTTGCCAGAATAAGTTGATACCCATTTGCTTCTAGCAAAGCCTGTTCTAATGGGTGTCGTAGTTTTTAAATTGTGTAAAAAGTCCTGGGCAAAGACACGCAAGTCATTATTGATTTCTCTTGTGAGACCAGTTATTGCCTTGCGTGCCATGCTCATAATTAGTTACTATCGTTTACATCAACTGTTAAACGACCAGTGCCTGTAAATGTAACAGACATTCTAGCGATGTCGTCAAATGTTGTTGTAGTTTCAACACTTGAAACAATCACATTGCCGGTTAAGCTAACATCAGCTCCACCAGTGTCATCAACGAAGAAAATTGCTTCTAAAGCAGTTCCAGTTTTTAATTGTTCATTAAAATTTGTGAAACCTGTTGTGCCATCTGACACCACTAATAGTTCTGCTGAACCTTCAAAAGATTCTAGACCTTTTGAAAATGTTCTTGCTTGATCTGCTAATGATGTAGTTTCAACCACTTCTGCGTTATGTGTAACACTCCACTCTTGAACTTGTGCAACAGTGGTGCTGTTAAATTTCAGACTACCTGCTGATCCGTGATAAATTGCCATAATTATACCTCTCTTATGTTATTGTATAATGGCGTTTTACAGTAAACACCATTCTTACACTTGCATATGGAGCGGATTGCCCCACTTCAACGCTCTCAACTCGTGTGAGAGCAATATGAGTCGCCTTATTATTGACTGTTCTGTCTGCTAACAATGCATTCTCAATTCCTTCAACTATAATATTTCTTTGCTTGTCTCTATTGTTTCCACCAATGATTGCAACAATATCAACATCCATCATACCATGTCTTAGTTGTTTAGTATTAATTGTTATGTCTTCAATGTCTTCATCTGTAGTTTCAATATAAACTGCAGGAAAGGCTGTTTTAGGTAGTTCTTCTGCAACGATAGGGTCGCGAACAATCTTACCTAATCTAGGTGAGTTCATAGCCCGTAGTTTTGAAAATATCTCTGATACAATATCTTCTCTAGTGTTTGTAAAACTCATCTGTATAGCCTATCCTGTTTGTATTCGTGAACTTCTGCATCCTGAACAACACCATCACCATCTTCGTCATACTGTATACCCAGACCAAATTGCATATCTAGTTCTTCATCAAATCTTTCCTTGTAGAATATAATTTGTTCTCGAAAAGGATCTGATTCAGGTCTAAATGTAGATAATTTGGGTAGGATATGCTGAGCAAGAGCTCTGTAAACAGTTGATCTTGTCCATTGTGACTCAGTTAGTTTAGCTTTAGAGTAATCTTTTCTATTGTGATGATTATTATACCATTTGATCTGCACAAAATTTGAAACATCTGTTTCAGCTTTCGCTAATTCAGGTGACCAGTCTTCCACGCCTTGATCAAATACCTCTGATGCATATTCATATAAGTCTTTGTTTGTAGCAAATGCCATATTATTATCTCCAGTTTATGTGGGCGGGAGTTGCCTCCCGCTCACTGTAATCAATATAATTGAATAATCAATTATTATACATTGATTAGTTTAACTGCACGGTTAGCGTCAATAAGAGCCGCTTTTGCGTGAAGTGAAGTTACAACATCGTTACCAACAGCCGCCGCTCTACGAGCAACTTCAGTAGTAATATTTTGTTGCATAGCAATTCTCATTGAGTCTGCACCAAAGATATAACCTGCTGTGTTTGAAGTAGTAATGTATGAACTCATGAAGAACTGAACACCTGCTAGGTTTCCAATTGAACCCTGTCTTAGAGCTGTTGCTTGGAAAGTATCAGTTCCAGCGAATGCCGCTGTTCCGATTTCTTTTAGGATGTTAGTTGCTTCTGCTGGTGTTAATACACCGTATAATGGACCCATTTCACCGTTTGCACGAATCTGTGCAACTGAATCAAAGATGTCTGCTACTGATAGTGGAACAGAGTCAGCTGTTGATGATGTTGCTGAGTTCAGTGCTGTGTATACTGACTGGTCAAATGCTTTTGCTACTGCAATACCTAGAACTCTACCAACTTCGTTTGCGTCGATGTTTCCTAGGTCACGAATAACAGTTCTTGATGCGATTAATTCACATACAATGTCATTCTTTGTTACTGCTGGTAACTCAGATTCTAAGTCAGCATTTGTTGCTGATGATACTGTGTCTGCGTCTACTGCGCCTAATTCTGGAACTCTTAGGATACCTTGTGGTGCGTTTACCACAGGAATAAGTTCGCCGCCTAGGAACAGTGAATTCTCATGGGCGTGGTATACTGCCGCGGAACGAACCGGAACAACCAAACCGTCTGAGTTTAATGTTGACATATAGTTTTCGTTTGCCATGATATATTATCCTTTATAGTTTACCTGACTTCATCATCTTCTTATAAATCTGACGATGTTCAGGATTTGTCATGTCTAATTGCGAAAGTTCAACTTCTGTCGAACTTCTTGGTGCCGCATTTGACTCACTACCTGTACCTGCAGGTCCTGCTGACCTGAAGTATTGATTACTTGCTAGGAACTCTTCAGTTAATTGATCAATGGACATGGGCTCTGCAGAGTCTGTATATCTAGGTTGGCCTTCCTTATCGATAACAATAGCTGAACCACTGTCGTCCAATTTAACTGAACTTCTTAACAATTTTGCAACATGGTCTGGTGCCACTGCTTTGAATTTACTTGCTGAGCTAATAAGAGCACCATCAACTTTAATTGTTGTCAACTCATCTCTGAGTTTAGCAATCTCTGCTGAAGATTTCTCTTTGTGTTTAGCTACAACTTTATCAAAGTCTTGACGCTTGATTAGTTGCTCCTCTTCTACTGATTCTTTGAAAGCCTTTAATTTTGTGACTTCCTCAGGATCATAAGAGTATTTGGCTTTGGTCTGTGCCACACGCTTTGCAACGATTTCATCCAACTGCTGTTGACTGAACATTTTGCTCTGTTCCTGGCTTTGTTTAGTCTCCTGTTCAACAGCACCAGTCTCTGTTGATTCAGTGTTATCTATGATTTTGTCTGTCATATCAGTATCCTTTTACATTTGTATTTATTCATCTTCAATGGGCACCCAGAAATGTCTACAATTATAGCCACCTCTTACAACAAAGGGATCGCCAGGTTCTTTTCCTGCCCAATCATCGTTCCATATATCGAAGATTTCATCTTCTGTATATGTTTGTCCTTGATGTTGATTGCACCAATCTCTTGAAGTTCGTATAATGCCACCTTCATATCTGTATCTCTTGATACCCTGTCTTTTGGCTCTGCCTTTTGTAAAGGCACCATCAAACTGCATGACAGTATCATTAACCTTTTTACTTGCTAGATCTCTGACACTGTTAGTGACATTGACATCATTTAGTCTGTCTCGAATTACTCTAGTTGCTTGTGCTACTTCATCTCGAGTAGCAGTGCCACTCTTAAGTAATTGATCCAGCTTTCTTTGTGTTCTTTTTACTAGAGCATCGTCGCTCTCCATAAAAACACCAGAAACTCTTGCTCTTGCTGTTTTAACTAGTGCATCTGTGCCTAAACCTGCCGCTCCTGCTAGTGTAAGGGCTGTTATGACACCCTCTGCACCGTTTCTTACTTCACTCTGCACACCCAGTGCAGTGGATTCACTCAATGCGGACATTGCTATATCATCTTCAACAGTTTTTACACCATCACCAATTGTATCTTCAGCAATTTGTTTAACTTGACCAACACTTGTTTTAACACCTTCACTGTATCTTTCAAACTCTGCTATAATAGCAGGTCTTAGACCCTGAGGATCTGCACCCTGTGCTACTAGATCTGCAATTGAATTTTCCAGAGCTTTTAAATTATCAAAAACTCCTGCTTGTATATCCTGCAGAACTGTATCGATCTTTTCAGCGTGTTGTTTTGGATCCATTATAATTCATCCACATGCACATATCCCTGATCACCCAATGCTAGATGTTCTTCTTCAGTATTTGCTACCAGGACATCACCTGTTTGTGGGTTTGTCATAGTATGTGGTTTGAATCCTTCATTTGCTTCTGTAATCATAAGGTTTGCTTCTTCATCATCTTCCACAACCATATGAATCAACTGTCTATCAATCTCTTTCTGAAACAGTGGATTTTGCACACCACTTGCACGAGCCTTGGTTAGGAATTCCAACCTTGCGTGTTCATCCTGTAGATCAAATGATTCTGAATATTCAATATCAAACTCTTCAGGTAATTGTAATGCTTGCCAGTCTGCCCAGATACGCCACATTTTTATTTCTGTTTCTCGAATAGTATCTGATATATCAGCTAGTCTAGCATTCAATAAATTTTGTTCCACTTTTAGTGCAACACCTGACATGGGTTGACCTGTTACAGCTTGAACAGCCGCAGTGTGTGTCATTCTTTTTATTGAATCATTTAGTTGACCTATACTTGATAATATACCACTTATAGTTGAATTACCCGGAGTAAGAAGGTAAGGTTTTAGTTGTGGATCTATATCTTCCTGTATAGTTACAATACCACCAGCACCTGCGGTTGCATCTGTTGATGGTGTTTTCACTAGAGTAGGGTGTGAACTAATTCTTATAGTTTGTTCCAGTTCACTATATAGGTTGTATATTGATTTTTGTGCATTAGCAACATCAGCAATAATACTGTAACCCATACCCATTGTAGGAGATTTTAGGGGTGAGTGACAAATAAATGGAACATAACCAAGAGGATTTGGATATTCTTGCATGTCCACTATTTTGCTGGGTTTGTTTAGTGTGTCTTTTTCAACTTTGTATTTGTGAACATGATCTGGATACCAGACTGTGATGTTCATAAATTCATCATTGTTTGATTCAATAACTTTAATGTATTTTAGTTCTCTTTTTCCTGCTATGTTTCTTTCATAATACCAATCCAATACATTGGCTGGTGAATAATTTACAGCATAAGCACGAATGCCCAGTTCTATTTCCTGAGCTTGTGTGTCTACAGCATATGAAGGTTTGTCAACCAGTATCCATTGATTACCCTGCACCATTGCAAGATCATTCATTGTTTTTAGGAAACTGTTTAAACTTTGTCCTTCCTGGTCTGTATCACTTAACCATTCATGAACTAGAGGATGTTCATGCAATAGTCCCAGTGTTCTGTGTGGTAAGTTTCTAAATAGAAAACTTCTATAGATATCAATTGTTGTTGCTACTTGATTGTCAAGAGGTGTTGATTGAATACGCTTGTAGTATTGATCGCCCGGTGAATTATCTTCACCGATATATTTTGTTAGGTATTCTCCAGCTTTATATTGTTCACCACCTATGTAACTTCTATAATAGTAGTCAGCTTGACTAGCATGGTGCTGATATGCTGGATGTTCCTGTAATAAATTGTCCAAATCCATCATGTTTATATACTCCTATAAAGGGTTATGCAGTTATTTAGCCTTAATAATGACCGAATCTCTGCTGTGTTATCGGTTCGTGTTGAGGTCTCCTAATAGGCGCTAGTTTATTAATGGCATAACCTACTGCATCGTTCATATGGTCATACACGCCTTTGTCAGGTATTCTAGTATTCTCCTTGTATACCTGTTTGCTCAAACAACTAATGATGTTCTTGCATTTAGGATCAACACTGAACTGGCCCTGTTGCATAGCTAGATTGACAGCACTTATTCTATCTTCTACCCTCGGGTTTGTTCTATTGACTGACAGATCTATGCCTGCCTGTCTTAGGATATTATGATCACTGTTTCTACTGCTGGTCTTCATAGCTTGTCCACTTGCATCAGGATATCCTATAATCCTTTTGTTCCGATATCTTCTAGTTAGTTCATCTGCCATTTCATATGTGTTGCTCTGATTAAGAACAACTTCATCATAGAAATGAAAGTGTCCATTTGTTACATCACATATCGCACTTACTAGTGGTGTGACATTGAAGTCCATACCCACATGAACAACACGGCTGTCAACAGTTTTAGTCTGTATCATTTCCGGTTTCCAGTTGTAGTATACAAGTCCTGAATAGTTTACAAAACTTGCTAGGAACTCCTGTTGAAATGTTCTTTCGTCCATTTCCCGTTGAGCTTGAGCAACTTCATCGGCACTTACTTGCCCGCCTTCAACTGTGGTATAACTGTATGCACTCCAGTCTTCCAAATGATGTGCATGTTGCCACAAATCCTTGAACCAGTTACCGCCTCTGGGTGTTGAAATAAGCAGTGCACCGCCCTGTCTGTCTGCTAGTGCGGGTCTACATACTTCAGTCCACATACGCTGTTCCAGCATGGCGCATTCGTCCAATACTAGAAAGTCCATGCTTACACCACGCAGTGCATCAGGATTATCAGCACTACGCAGGTAGATTTTACTACCATTAACCAGTGTAATAGTCAGGTCACTGATATTAACCTGTTTGATCCAGCGAACTCGACCCAGTTTTTCTAGTAAAGTATCCCAGATGATCTGCTTAACCATCCTATAGGTAGGTGCAATATAGAACACCTTACTATTAGGATTTCTGGCACTTCGGGCAATCTCCCAAATAGACAGATATGATTTACCAAATCTCCGTCCGGCCGAAACGCAGGCAAATCGTGTAGTTCGTTCAAAGATCGCACCCTGGGGTTTTGTTAGTGGCACGATTATACTGTTTCAACGAATACCTGAAGGTCAGCATTAACTTTAGCATCTGTTGAGCCCAGTCTTTTTGCACGAACTTCTACACAATCACCGTTTTCAATTACTAGTGGCACTTCTGACACATAGTTGAAAGCGTTGTTGTTTAGGAAAAGAGTTTGTTTCTTAACAAATCCTTTACCAGCTTTTCTTGAAAACACAGCTACTTCTGCTGATTCAATTGCTGTTGCAAACAGTTGTGATATGTAGATCTTTTTGCCTGACATACCATATATTCCTGCAAAACTAGCATTAGCATCACCAGCATCCATTTGTAAAAGAGCTGTGGATCCATCATTTGCAAATACTGTAATGTTACCTGCATTTACTGTTCCGCCTGAACCAATTTTGTTTACACTTATACCTGATACACTTGTAAAGAAGCCTGAACTTGTTACTTGATTTGTTCCATTTAAGTTAATGTTCTCTTCCAGTTCCACACCCAGTGGTCCTGTTCCAACTACTTTAACACGACGAGCATGTCCTGAACCTGAATTGGTATCGTCTGAACTTGCTGATACTACTTTGATCTGTTGACCTGTAGATTCTGTTGAAGGATCTGTATATAGTTCATTACGAGTGCCGCCCAGTTCATTCAATTGTTCAAATGATGTGCCCACTGCTGTATTTGATCCTGGTCTACCAGTTCCTGTAAGACCTGTAATGTTACCTGCTTGAACTTCTAGACCTGCAGGTAGATTAGTTACTTTTTGTGTTGATATTACTGCCATAATATTACCTCTCTATGTTTTTGTGGTTTCGGTTTGTTGTGTTTCCTGATCCCACATATAAACCAAAAAACCCTGCGCCTGCTCCTACTACTGTAGCAACAAAACCTGTTTGTGCTGTTGTTGGGTCCGGCATGGCCATGAACCAGGTTGTAACACTATAGAATGCATATGTATAAAGTGCCATAAGCAATCGTGGTATTATTCTCCAGTTAGCCATTAGTTCCGGTATCTCACATTTGATGAAATACCAAATCTGTTTCGTATAATACTTCATTTTCTACGCCTTGCTAGAGCTCTTCTTCGTATATCAGTATCATGCTTTTGTGTGCCCCGTATGAAACTGTTTACTCTAGCCATTGCCCAGCTCTGCATAGTTTGTCCGGGTCTTGAACCTGCACCAAGGAACGCACCTTTGCCTCGCTTGTATACAGCTCGTAAATCAGTTAGATTGAATAGTTTACTGGCTTTAGCCTTTTTACGCAGGATACCCAGTTCTCTCTGACTCAATGGTTTATCTTTTTCGGCCAAGTTCTATTCTCCTGTTGATTAAACTTTGTGGTATTCGTTTACCAGCTTTATATAAATCACTTATCTGTTTTATAATACGAGCAAGTTCCTGTCTTTCTCTACCACGAACACCCGACAGATATCTTTTGGGTAGATCTGTTTTCTTATCTCGAATTACCTTACGAACATGTTTCATTATATTTCCCCACTTGCAATCATCTTACGAATCTTGTCTTCTGCCCAGGCCAGTGCAGTTTCTCCGCCCCAACCCAGATGTGCAAAATAACCTTTACCTCTGTTGCCACTGTCTCTCTGTGCTTCATATATGGCACGAGTTCTTGACAAGTAAGCATACATTCTTTGTATTACATCTGGTGATAACAGTTCACCTTTTGCAATCTGTTGTGCTCTTATCTTACCTACTCTTGTTCCCCAACGCTGACTGGGTGCCGCATTTTCATTATATTCAATTGCTCTTTTAGCACTAGCCTGCATGGCTTGATTTGGTCTGTAAGGCATTTCTTGCGTCCTGTAATATCTTTCTATCCTGTTGTATCAACACCGGTTCGGGTGTTGAATGTCCACCATATTGTGGATGACTGTATAACCATTCTTCATGCTGTCTACAATCGTTCAATCTCGTGTGTATGTTGCGAAGTTGTCGACCACTAGCAGATCGGTGTATCCAAACTCTAGCAACATAATTCTGTAAAGGTGGTATACGCTGTGATCCCCGCCAGGGTTGAATGTCTATCCTTTGCTTACGCCAATAGGCTAGACTCCAGGGACAAACGCTGACTATACCTGCAAAGTATTCTGACCATTCAGAATTACTTACGCTTGCCGCCTCTTCTACCACCTTTTTTCTTTTTCTTCTTTTTATCGTGTTTCATTATAGTAGCCCTCCTGCCGCTCCTAGAGCTGTTGAAGCAACCAATAGTCCCAACACCCACCAGAGCCTTGCGTCCATTTTTTCAATCTTATTAGATTGTTTAGTCATATCCTGTTCGATATGTTTTAAATGGTTTTCTTTTATAATTTTTATATCAGTTTTTATCTCAGTAATATCTGCAGTATTCTTATCTGTCTGGTTCATTACTCTGACTCCCATGGTAATATTCCATTATCGTCAGTATTTATCGGTTGATCTGTCTGTCCCAGCATCTGTTTACCCAACCATATCAGTAGAGTAGGATTACCATCTTCAACTGCTTTGCGATATTGTGCTCTTCTTAATTTTAGTTTACCCAGGCTTTTGCCCTGTGCAATTAGTTCCATATTCTCAGGCTTTTTAATTACATCCACTGAACAGTTCATGACATGTGCAATTTCCTGCTGAGTGCATTGTATTTCACTCAGTTTACGAATCACTTCCTGTTCTTTATCTGTAAATTTTTTAGCTGGTCTACCTGCCATTATGCCCCCGTTTTGTCCACTTTATACCAAGCATTTGTATAGAAATACATGTCATTATCTGATCCCACAAATGCATCACCAGCCTGTGGTGTAACATTTGCAAAACTTGATCCATCATAATAACGAACAAATTTGGTATCTGATTTGAAATACATATCACCATTTGCGGGTGATCCAGGATCACTTGTTGCCACAGTTAATTGTTTTAGACTAGCAAGTCCTGGAAACCGTGTTCTGTGTTTGTGAACTGATAAACTGTGTTGTGTTCCTGTTGAATCGTTTACAGTTAAATTTGTAGTATGGTCATCAGTTGCATGATATACACCACTTATTTCGCTCAGTAATTTTTCATCACCATTGTTTGCTCTCAGTGTTAGACTGAATGCCGCACCACCACCATTGGTTAAGCCTGCCGCATTGGCCGCATCTGAATCAACAATGATAACTTCCTGACCGAACTTGATATTGTTGACAGTAGCAATAGTTCTTTTGCTTAACAAACTACTTGTGGTTGTATCCACAGTAACACCAGTTGTGGTTAGCGTAAGAGCACCTGATTTAGTTAGATTGCCTTCAAATTCAACATTATCTTTAAATAAACTTGTGCCATCAACTCTTAGGTTATTGTCTTTAACACGAACATTTGTGTTGTCTATTCTTAGAGCTTCATTACTTGATGATGTTGATATACGAATTTCATTAGTGCCCCGTAATTGAACAAATGCTGAATCTGTTTCATTGAATAGAAATACTCTGTTATCACCTGAAAAGTAAGCATCTTTTCCTGTATCCACATCAATCTGAACAAAGTCTCTGGGTGATCCACCTGAACCTGGTCCACTACGAATTTGTAGTCCTCTGGCTGTTGAATCACTTCCTGTTGTATCAATATCAATAGTTTTATCTGCACCAGTGCCACCATCTATGGCAGGAACTGATAGACTACCTGTTAGATCAATATCTGCAGTAGGATTAGCTTCAGCTAAAACTACCACTGCTGAACCCGTATCAACATATATCTTACCAGCCGCCATATCCATAGCGATTTCATTTGTATCTAAATCACTGGTGCTAGGTGCACCTGTGCCTCTTTTGGGTTTGATCTTAACAGTCATTAAAATGTTCCTTCAAGTTCAACACCTGTTGTCTTGATGTTTATTACTGTGGTTGCTGTTACTATGTTAATCGTAATCGTTACACCATCTTCCGCAGTTACAGCAAGGGCTGAATCGCCTCGTGTTTTAACTGCCTGCATTATACAATCCCCGCGACTACTTCAGCTGTGCCCTGTAGTAAACGAGTCTTGATACCGGATCCAT